TTTAAGTTACTTCTATTCAAACGCTACTAATCATACACAATTCCGTTAGGGTGCATTAAGCCTCCTTAACAATGTACAGTCTTTGCTTTTTATCGTAAGTCACTTTTTCTTTAGGTATTATTTTTACCTCACTAATCAATATTTTGCAAGGTTCATCTAAATACCAAATATATTCAGGATCAGTTTCTGAGATCATACCTACTTCACAATATTTTGAGTTTATACCTTTTGGTTGAAAATAAACTTTTTTCATAATACTACAAATCAAATTCAATTAGATCTCTTATGACTTCAAAAGTCTCTTTGTCTATTTGACAGCTAAGAGTAACTTGAATTACGTCGTACTCCATATAGGCTTTACCTCTTTGGACTAAATGTATTTCAGCATCATACCTATTAAGCAACGCTTGTAATTCCTTTCTAAATTCTTGTTCTATTTTTTTTTCCTCTGTCTTCATAATCTATTTTTTACATCACCCAAGCACCCTCAAGCTCGTACATTCCACAAGCAGTACGAGCTGCTTCCATTGTATCGAAGTAGTCTATTTCGCCATTTTCGTTTTTCAGACACTCCATATCTCTGAGGTCTATTATTACATATTTTCCTTTCATAATCTTATTTTTTTATTTTTTTTCGATACTTTTTAAAACCTCTTGCTTTACTTGCTCCCAATATTCCATCTTGCTATCATCTTCATCAAAGTAATGTTCATTAATCATACTTTCTATAAAGTAATACATACAAGCAAATATTTGTTCCTTGTAATCGTGTGCAGTATAAATTATCATATCAAATCTGTTGTATAATTCTTCTGCTTTTTCTTTTGGCGTCATATCCATAATCTTATTTTTTAAAGTGGTATAACTCAGATTCAGCTTCTAAACGTTTCTCACGCTCTAACTTTACTTTTTGTTGTAGTATATTGTTTTCTTTGTGTAAATTACCATAGACTGTAAGAATAGAATGATTAATATACACATCACCTTTTAAATACATATCACCATTATAATACAAGTTTAAAAAAAACTCCTGTTCACACACATTACCTATTGATATATCTTTTATTATATCTCTATCATAAGCATCATTGAACTGACCATTTTTAATAATTAAATTCTGTCCCTGACATAAAGCAGATATGAGGATGATTATAAAGTAAATATTATGCTTCATCAATATATAAATCAATAAACTCACTAATCTTTTTTATATCGTGTTTCTCCAGCTTTCTAATCTTAATTATTAATTCGTTTTTTCCTTTGTTTTTTTTCAGTAGAGAATCATAAATAACTCTTAAATCATTATTATACTTACAGTTTATCTCATAACCGTTTACACTATGCATAATAGTTGTGTGATGACTTGTCTTACCTAAAGACTTATACTGTCTTGCTATCTCATTAAAGCCTAACTTAACTTCATTTCTTAAATAGGTGTTAGCAACGGATCTAAGCTCTATCAGTTCTCTTGTTCTGTGATTAGTTAGAATATCTCTATCTGTTTGGTCTTTTATTATTTGTGCTATTGTTTTTAGTTTCATTTTCCCTGTGTATAAATCGTTATATAATATTATCAATTACCTCAATAATCTCTCTTAACTCACTTCTCTCAAACACACCTTTTAAAGTGTCTTTATAGGTTTTTATCTCCAGCTCATAATAATCTTTTTTAACCTCTTTAATCTTAACTCTTGCTTTCATCATTATCTAATTTTAGTTATATTTTTAATCTTTAGTCTAAATGTTGCTCTTGTTGTGTAACCCATTTGCAGTTCTACCCATATATTACCAATCAATTTATTTGCATAAGAATACCTCCAATATGTTTTTAGTGTTCTGTTATTGTAGAACTCAACATACTGACTACCTATTATAGAGTATTTTAATGATAGATATTCTCCTTTGTTATCCATATACTCATTATTATTATCAACGTACTTTAAAACACCTGTAACGTTTAGTTTAGGTTCTAATACTTTGCCATCCTTTTGTAAGATACCTCTAGGACTTAAAAAAACATATTCAGATATCTTTTTATTTAATTGTGATAGTGTGTGTAAGTTCCAAGCTGGATTCCTTATTGCACACCATTTGTATGCCCACCAAAAATTAAACTTTTTATAACCACCCCACCAATAAACTTCAAATCCAAAACCATCCTCATCATCAAAGTAAATCCAAAGTAGTTTATTTCTTACTATTTTAAATCTTCTTAACAGATAAGCAATAGGAAATACAACAGGAGCAGAAATAAACCCAAACAGATTTAACATCATTATTCTAAGCCATTTTAAATATATCATAATTATTTAAGTTTTAAAAATTCAGCGTTCTCGTTTTTTATAAACCAATCTTGATTCTCATAATACTTATCTACTACTGCATCAATCATTACAAGCTCATCAATAGAAGCAGTCTTAATCTTGTCTATAAGACCATCTATCTTGTTTAAAACATTGGTACACATCTCAGGATTATTAGTGTAGATTATAGAATAATCATCTTTAAACACTCTCTCCAGCATATCACTTGTCCTGTTGATTTGTAGTTTTATATTATGCTTGTAGGCATTTGATCCCTTTAACTCGTCATTTGCTTCTAGCAGAAGCTGACTTAATACAACTACTTTAAGATAGTTTAAATGTCTATCTGTTATTTGTTCTCCTCTATCCATTGTTTTTGTTCTTTTCTTAAATGTTTAATTTCCCTTTGTAAATAATCTAAAGCCTTTTCTAAGTCTTTTAACTCATTATCTTTCTTACCAGCTCTTATAATGTACTTTAAGATGTTTCCTCTGTTAAAATTGAGCTGATAGTCTTTTATAACATCTATAATATCATAGCCTTTATTACTATTGTATCTTAATGGTGTACTCATTCTGTTCTTAGTTTTAATAAGTTATAACACTCTATATATCTTTGTTTAGCTTTTCCCCTGTGTATTTTTTTAAACAGTTCATAGATAGCTTTAGTAAATTGGTATTGTGTCTTACAGTCTTTTAAGTATTTCTCTGAAAACTTCTTACCATATCCTTTGCAGTAATTAACATTATCAGCAGTATCTCCTATTATCATTTGCTCATAAAAATTATATAAAGCCTGATACTCTGATATGTTGTAAACCTCTCTGTGTTTAAAATGATAATTATACATCAAACAAGGAAACTGCTTATAGTCCTTGTCAATAGAAACTATCATCACATTATCTCTACCATACTCATTACTTAACTCTTTCCAATACCTAGCAACAAGATCATCCGTTTCAATACCATAAGCATACAATCCATCATAATGCTCTCTTACAAAGTTATGCATATCATTAAGTAAAGGAGGAAGTTCAGCGTTTCTATTGGCTTTATACTTTTTTGTAATAAGTTTTCTGAAATTACCTTGTGAATAGTTAAAGTTATATATTTTGTCAATCTCGTAATCCTCTTCTAAGTCATTAACTATTTTAAAATATTGCTCTTCAAATTTAGCAATAGAATCCTCTATGTCTGTATAATGCTTCTCCTCTCTGTTTTCTTTTTTAGAAACTAAACAGGATGCAAATACTAAACTATCACAATCAATTAATAATATCATTCGTTATCATATAAGTAACACTCTCTACTACAAAAACCCTTATAGCTGGTGTTAGGTGAGCAACAATGTTTACACTCAGGTTCTTGCTTAATATCGCTTTCCTCTTCAAAACAATACTCACACTCTTCTACCCAATCAGTATCAAAAAAATGATGATGATTGTGACAATATTCTACACTCATAATTTTATATTTAGTTTTGTTATTTGTTTTTCTAATTCCTCTATCTTACTATCAGCTCTTCTAGAGCGTTCTACTGCATTATTTTTATCAGCTCTTAGTAATGATATTCTTTTTTTGTAAACCTCGTTCTCTGTTCTTATTTGATTAACAAACAAGCCTATCTCTCCTATTGCTTGTACGCAATTACTTAAATCTTTATTAGTTGGTTTATCCTGTGACCATTTTAGTAGTTTATTACCTAACCAATCAAACCACAGGATATAACTTTTACTTTGTAGCTCTGTCATTACTTAGTAAATAGATTGTATTTTAATCTTACTTTAGTCCACCAAGTTAAATGCTGGTACTCTTTCTCTGTGTAAATGTTTACCCTACCATTAATAATAATAGCGTGTAGACCTGATGATAATACTTTGTGTGTCATTTGTTTTGTTTTAATTAATAAAAACCAAATATAAACAATAAATGTTAATAAACAAATTATTTCATTCTTTCAAAGTAATCATCCCATACACCTTTAACATCAGGATCATTATGGTTTATGATTGCTGCTTGACTTTCCTTTAAAAGATAACAAGGCTTTAAAACTCTTTTTTTAGTCCATAAAGTAGTATCAGGACAATAAATGTTTTTTACTTTTAAATCTTTTAAGTTGTTTAACCAAAACATATAATTTCCATTAGAATCATTTACAAAATAAATAGCTACTTTATTAGTATTGATAAGATTATTAAATTTAGATACCTCTATTATTTTTTCATCATAATACTTTTTTCTAAACTTCATCTCAATAACACACTCATAGCCTTTAGGAGTTAAACCCATAGCATCAAAAAACTCAAAACCATTACCTTTGTGAGTTAAATTCCATCCATCAACATTAAGTAAGTCTATTACTGCTTTTTCTAGTGTATGAGTTTTACTCAGCATATTTCTTGTCTAAATTATTAATCCAACTTTTAATCTCTGAACCATTACAGGTGCAAGGTTCGTGATACTTGTGATTAAACAATTCAGCGTGAAGAGTAAACATTGGTTTTAATTCTGCTTTTTTAAATCTAGCTGGATTAAACTCAGCTTTAAATTTTTCCCAAATTAATTTCTGTTCTTTATTCATATATTTTATAAATTATAATGAGTTCCATTGATCCCTACGTTTATCACATCCACAGTCCTTGCCTAGCTTATTGCTTATTGTTTTTACTAGGTAGTGTATTCCTGTGTAAAAAGTAATATAATATACTATGTCACCTAATTTCATCTATAATATGTTTTTTTGTGTTTCTGTAAGTATGGTATAATGACACATAACTAATTTTAGTATCTCTACTTAATTTAGCTATACTTGTACCTGAAGCAATTATCTCAAATACTTTTCTATCATACCAATAAAGACTATCTAAAACATTATCTAATCTGTCTTTGTCTTTTTTCCATTCTAGTTCATCTATTCCAAGCTCCTGTTTATAATTTACATCTACCTCCTCTAAATAAACTTTAATTTTTTTAGCTTCTTTTTTAAAGATGTTCAAATAAATACCTCGTAAAACTTTGTAGCAGTAATAATGATTTATGTCATTACCATAACTAAAGTCTATCCCTTTTTGCGTGTCTAAATGTAATTGAATATACATCTCTTGAACTATGTCCTCTGCATAGCTCTCATTACAACCAAATGATTTTACAATATTAATCCAATCTAAATGCTTTTTGTAGGCTAGGTCTATTAATGTTTTCAAAATGGTACTTTTTGTTGTTTATATTCTAGTTTGTTAATTAAATTTACTCCATCAATACTAAATCCAACGTTATTAATAACGCTTTTTAATCTTACAGGTTCATCCATTGGAGTAGGTCTTGATCCTGTGTCTGTGTCTTTTATTTTTCTTGTGTGTATCATTGAGTACATCCAATCAGTAGGGTGCTGGGTGTACCTGTGAATACAGAAAAAGTCATCAGCTCTGTTTACAAACTTACCACCTCCCTCAGCATCTGAAGCCATAGGAGGAATAGGATGCTCTGCGTAATAATGTGTAGGTTTATGCTTCTTTCTAAGAGCTTCTGTTACTGCGTGAACATTCAGCCAAATACTGACGTTATTCTGTTTACAAAATATTCTCATATCAGTAGTACACTCATAATGATAATTGTGCTCAGAAATACCCTTTAAAACCTTTCTATCAAGATTTAAAGAGTTATAAGGATCAATCATAAAACCATCATAAGACCAAGCGTTTTTAATATGACCAGCTAGATTTAATAATTCCTTATAAGTGTATGGAGTTTGTGTATCAATAAACTTAAAATGTTCATTTATAAAATCTCCTTTAGTATTCATTGTTTCCTCATCTATCTTATTTATAGGTAATCCACACATAAACTCTACTAGCTTTCTTATTAAAGCGTATGGTTCATTCTCTGAACTATAAACTAACCATCTTATTTTATGTTTTATAGAAAATAGTAACATCAGATATAATACAGTAGTAGTCTTACCAACGTTTGCGTGACCTAACATAATATTAAAATTACCATACTTAAATCTTAAATGTTCATCTAGTTTAGGTAAACCTAATTTTAGTCCCTCTTGTATTTGACCTGTTCTTACTTTGTTTAGTTTAATTAACTCTTTGTTAAAATCTATTATCATTGTATTTGTTTTGTTTAAAGGTATAAAAAAAAGGGACATTAAGCCCCTTTATAATTTTTTAGTGATTAAAATGGTAGAGTATCATCTACTAGCTCTCTATCAGGAGATTGACTATTACTGTCAATAGTTTCAGCTTTAAACACTCGCCAAGCCTGTAAGCTGGTGTAGTATTTACCCTGATATTCTCTACATTGTACATTAAAATCTACTTTTACTTCACTACCTTTTTTATTGTATTTTAAAAAAGTATCTACTTGATCAGCTCCAAATACATCAAAACAATAAGTATTATTATACTTTTCATTTGTTTGCAGAATAAAGCTAGTCTTTTTCCATTCACCTTTAGCACTCGTACCACTCTGAGTATCTAACAATTTTGTAATCTTACCTGTTACATCCATAATTTATAGTTATTAATTTATTTTTTAAATGATTCTGATTCATCCTCTCCAAATACTCCAAGCTCATAAAAACCTGTTAGTTTAAGAACTGCTCTTGACATAGCTCGTTTCTCAGCCATCTCAGCAACATACCAGCTATTACAGTTTCCATCACTATAAGACTTACCTTTTAATGCAGAGCCAAAAGTTTCTATGCTTTTACCATCTTTTTCAGCTAATGCTTTAAATACTGCGTAATTAGGTTCACACCTAACAACTTCATAATAAATTACTATTTGTTCAATAGCTTGTATTTTGTCAATACCTTGTCTAGTGATAATTGTGTAATGTTGATGCTTAAAAAAGTCATCTTTGCTTAACTCATACTTTTTATACAAGTTTAATAATTTGTCTTTGTTCATTTTGTTATGTTATTAGTAAATAAATATTTAATCCTATTGTTAAAATAGCTAAACAAATAATAGTAGCTATTATGTAATCATTTTTTTTCATCTTGTTGTCTTAATTGATTCTCTAGTTCCTGTACTCTAGTTTCTAAGGCTTTTATTCTAGCCTGATAGTAGTCTGTTAAATTATTATCTTTAACTCTCTTAATGTCCTCTGCGTATGTCATAACTACTTAATTTCATCAAAACAGTCATAAGGACTAATAACCTCAAAAAAGAATCTCATATCTGCCCATCTTGTATAAGTAATATCACCTACCCACTCTTTAGATTCTAACTCCTCTGCTAGAAGAGATGTTAATGCTGGGTACTCTTGATTTTTCTTTTCTAATACTTGTTTAAATTGTGGCTTTAAACGATCCATTAAATACACTTTTTTCATTTTGCTTGTTGTTTAATTAATAATATTACAATATTAAATAAAAAATAGTTATAAACAAAAAAAAAGGATATCTTTTACAATACCCTCTTTTTACAAACAAAACAAAATGATAAAATAAATGCTAATAATCTATTTTTAAACTATACAAACATAGTTAATTCTTTTTTAAATTTACTAATTCTGTGTATTTATTTATTAAATCTATTAATTCATAATCTGTAATCTTTAAAACTTGTTTAGATTTAATGTGTAATGCCTCAGCAGTACCATCACCATACTTTTTATCTAAATTAACAGAGAATTTATATTGCTCTCCATATCTGAAAACATTGCATCCAGCACATTGAACCTGACAATTAATTTCATCCCATCTAGTAGAATAATGCTTACGAGATTGAAAGTGTCCGTTTTGTAATTTCTTATAGTGATCCTGTTTACCACAGGTAAAACACTCAGCTATATCATTTTTAGCATTACGCTGCCTAATATAAACACTAAATATAGTATCAAGTTTTTTAACTAAAGTCTTTCTTTTAGGTTTTTTAGCCATTGAATATAATTCAGTATATCTATATTTATTATTTAATTATTTATTTAATTATTTTTTACAATAATTTTTATATTTAAAAAGTTGTTTAAACAACAATTACTAATAAATGGTATAAAGTTATATATTTATTTTTTAAAAAACAATAGATAATTTAATATTAACTCTAATATGTTTATTTTTCTTTCACTAAGGTTAGGATATTTAATGTGTAGAAGCTCGTGTAAAACATCTCTTTTCCTTAAATCTCTATCGTGATATAGTATAGCACTTTTATTTTTAAAGTCCCTTAAAATACCTATAAAGTATTTGTCCTTTAAAGGAACTGTTAAATCATAAACAACTTGATTTTTTAAAATAGATTGAGTTTGTATATCCCAATCTTGAAGCTGGAGAAAAGTTTTAACTTTTTCTATCATTGTTAATCTTAAATATCTTTTCTGCTGACCTAACACCAAAGTAACCACCATAAGCTAACATCATTAGTCCTTTAAGTAGTGATACCCATTCAGAATCCACAGAGAAGCCTTTTAAGGAGCTATCTAGTATAATGTATATAAATAGAGTACAGGTTAAAAAAGCAAGTGTTAAAGGTCTTATATTCTTTGTTAAGTAGCTTTCTGTTTTATTATCACTTTCCCAGCGTTTAGTAACCTCCTCCATCTCTCTCATATCATACTCTAACTCTTGAAGAGATTTATCTATTTGCTCTTGTGTAAGTTCTTTACTGCTAGTAAGTGTTTTAATTACCTGTGTAAAATTACCTGATGCAACATTACCAACAACAGAAGCAACATCTTTAAAGTTTATGCTTCTTAAAAAATCACCTACTCTTGTAGTACCGTTCTTTTCTTTGTATTTACTCATAACATTATATCCTCAAACTCTTTTAGTATTTTAACGTGACTTTCCCAACCTTGAGAATCATAAAGCTGAATCATTTCATCTACTGAAATAATAATAATCTCAGCGTGTAAAGAATATAGAAACTTATGAAACTCTTTTGGAGATTCTAATAATAATAAATCATCTACTCTTAACTCAAAATCTTGCCCCATCTAGCTTTAGTTTTTCTTATGTCATAATGAACAAAAGTATTATAAGCAGCTAAACCACCTTGCAATAAATGACCTCCATAAATCATCTCATCTATAAACTTTGCTAATACTTCAGGTTTATAACCACTAACTTTAATATCTGCTGCTTTTCCTAAAATATGTTGTGATGTATCTTTTGATCCTATACTGCGATTATGAGATAAACACCTGTAAGCATTTGTTATTCTTATAGGTTTATCTATAATATCTCTTAGTGTCTGTAATTGACCAGCTAACTTAATTATATTTGATTTAACCTCATCAGGCATAACACAACCACAATTACACTCAAACTCTGATAACTTAAAATTCTTTGTCATCTATACAGTTTTTTAATTTAGTTTTTAAAGTTTCCATTTCAAAATGTGAAATAGCTTCTTGCTTTTTGCGTTCTGCTATCTTATCAGACCTCTCTTTGTTATATAATTGTAGCTCTTCGTTTCTGTGTATTTTTTGATAAACAAGAGTAAAACTGTTTGTGACTGCAATTACTGAAACAAGTAAGCCTATAAAAGTTCTTACTCTTAAAGATATCATCTCGTCACTTGTTTCCTTAATGTTACTCATTTTTATTCATTAAATACCACCTCTGAGCAGTATAGCCTATTGAAACAATTAAAAGCAATATTTTTAATATATCATCTATATTAGTTAATGAAAACGCAAAAGATATGCTATTTAAAAACAATACTCTAATATCATCTATATTCATTATATCTTATTTTTTTGATAAGGTACACCGAAAAACGAATGTGCGCCCTCTCCTTGTACGTTTATTTGATATTTTGCCCATCCATAAGGATTTTGAACTCGGTTTAACCATAATACATCTACTGAGTATTTATCAGAATATACAGGAGGAGTTATCTCGTGTCCATCAGGATCATAAGTAGCTGGAGTAATAACTAAGAAACCTAGCTCTACAATGCTATCATATAAATCAGGATAATAAACACCATCTATCTCCTCACCTAAAGAAGCTATTTTTTTCTCAGCTTGTTCTTTTGAATCAAATTCATATTTGCCAATCTTTATAGTCATAATTTTTTATATTTTAGTTGCTCCTATAAACATAATTGCTGGAGCTATTGTAAAAGCTATATCTGTAACGCTATACCTACCATCTAACACCTCTTTAAATATTGCAATACCTGATACAATACCTAAAACCATCAAAGGTTCTAACCAATGAACTAAAGGGAATGATATTAAACTCCCATAAAAGAAATGTAATAATTTGTCGTTTGGTATTGCTGATAATACTTCTTGTAATTTGTTTTTTAATTCTTTCATATCGTTGTTAAATTAATTAGTTCATCATCTGTTAATGCTTTGTCGTAGATTCTTAAGTCTTTAGTTCTACCGTAGAAAACAGAGCCACCACTACCATTGCCAAAATCTAATTCGGTTAATGTCCCTTGTGGAAAAGTGGTGCCAAGTGTATCTGTATAAATTTCAACTCCATTAACCCATAAAGCAAAATCATTTTCTTTATATTTAAAAGCTATTTTATTTAAGTTAGTTATACTTGAAATTGTTAGATGTCTATCTACTTGACCCCCACTTGAATTATTTAAAATTATCCTCAACCTATTGCTTCCTGTCGTATAGCTTAAATAAACTCTATTAGAACTACTTCCACTATTTAAACTAATACTTCTATTAGTGCCGTCATTAGCTAAAGCACTTGCTTCCAAATATAAAACACCCTCTTCACTATTAATCGTTGGTGTAGCATTTACACAAGTTTCTTGCGCTCTTGTTACTGTTGTTCCGTTAGTTGGGATATAAGATGTTGCGTAAGATAATGCTTCTAATTGAGCCCCCCAAACGTAAACACTATCGACTGATGATGTGCTTGATAATCTGCTTGATGTTGCTGAATCTACTAAAGCAATAGCTATATTTGTAGGTGTAATCGATGTTGATGTATTTAATACGCATCTGTACCAATCATTATTGAAATTTTCTATTGTCAATGTTGCACCTGCTGAGCCACTTCCAACAATACCATTTTGTATGTCAAAATTTCCATATTCAGTAGAGCCACCACTTGCAAATTGTATGAATTGATGACCATTGTATTTTAAGAACACTGAATAAGTGTGTTTTGATGATGTTGTAGATATTGGTAATGTCGCAAATTTTGAAGTTGTTCCACTATCCCCTGTGATTAAACCAACATTATTTACATTTGATGGATTTGTCTCGCTTGATGAATTTATTAATGTAGCTGAAATACCACTCCATTGAGTAAAATCCTCACTATAATTAATTAAATTAGTAGAAATTGGTTCAAGTAAAAAAGCACCTTTATCTGTTGTAGTGTATGCAGTAACTTCTTTTACTGATACGTTATCCCATAAATTATAAGCACCTAAAGTATTCTGCCAATTATAAAGATTAATTTCTGAAAACGTACTTGTTGCTACAAAAGTATAAGACAAAGTTTCGATAGTTCCTCCTGTGCCTATTATTGCAGTTGTTGGATTGCTTGTTGCTAATCTTGGATTTACTCCGTTAGTGCTATCTACATCAGCAGTAACCAAATATGTTTTACCAATAACAGTTGTTATGCTTTGACGAGCTGAGTTTAGTAAAGCAACATCATTTGTTACTTTCATTTTACCACTATCCCAAGATATAGGATTTGTAGTACCACTTCCTTTAACCCAACCATTTATATCAGTATCGAAAGTACCATTAGTTACTAATTCACTACCTAAAACAGGTACATCAAATGTACTACCCGTATAGTCTATTCTTGGTATGTCATCTTCTATAACTTCTACGACTGATACGTTGTCTATTGTTCCTTCGTTACCACTTTCACCAATAAACCAAATAGTAAATCCAACAGTTGTTTCAACCTCAACAGTAAATGTTCCACTACCTACACAATTACCACTTATAAAACTACCACTTCCTGTTGTTGAACCACTTACAAAAGTAACTCCTGCCCCTGATGAGTTATTTCCGTTTCTTGCGATTATTCTAAACCTTGTACCTGATGTAATTTCTTGTGTCCACTCTAACTTATATGTTCCTGATGTTCCACTTGGCACAACTCCTATTTGTTGTAGGCTACCATTTGCAGTACCATCAGCAGTTGCTACTCCATCACCTATTTTCCAAACTGTATTGTTTAAAAGCCAATCATCATTTGGGTCTACTTGTTTAACTGATACGTTATCTATTGAATACTGACTATTAGCATTAGAAAACAAGTTTAAGGTAGTTCCTAAATGTGCTTCTGCATAAACAGTATAAGTTCCATTTGAATTATAGATAGTTGTGTCATCAAATGTGTTAAATAATCTAAATTGCCCACTTGTATAATCAGATATTGTAAAAATTACTTTATAAGACTTACCAACTGTAACTACGTTAGATTGAGATGTTTGAATGTTTCCACCTGTTTGATTATTTATTACAAGTTTTCCACTTTCAATGATAGTATCTGCACCTAAAGTCCAATCGCTATTAGTATCAAAATCTCCATTAGTTACTTGCTCTGAACCTAACTCATCAAAAGAACCATTCTGAATCAAATCTGAACCTAAATCTGTAACTGTTTCTATTAGTCCAAATTCATTTACTCTTGTTCCAAAAGACGCTCTAGTAAAAGTAAAGTCTGTTGTTATTAAATCGTACTTTAATTCAAA